CAAAGGCTTAATCGAATTCAGATGGAAACGCAGTACAGGCAACTGACTAGCCCAAAGGGCAACCCTCTTGTTTCCGCAGGAAAAAAGATTGGGTCCAGCGTGGTAAAGGGTGTTGCTGAGCAAACGCTCAAAAACCTTGGTCAATCCTATGCTTCCAAATATACTGCTGACTACCTTGCTGGCGGCAAAAAGGCTTTTGATCGTAAGAAGAAGTAAGAAAGGGGGTTAGATGGCTCTTTCCAATACAGCAACTCCAAAGTATTACGGAGAATTTAGGGATGCGGTCCTTCGTGGCGAAATTCCTGTAAACCGTGAAATCAGTATGGAGATGAACCGGATTGATGAGCTCATTGCTAACCCCGGAATCTACTACGACGACAAAGCCATTGACGGCTTTATCAAGTACTGCGAAAACGAGCTCACCTTGACTGATGGCGGAGACCTTCATCTCTTGCCGTCGTTCAAGTTGTGGGCAGAGCAGCTTCTTAGCTGGTTCTACTTTGTAGAGCGTACGGTGTTTCAACCTGGCCGAGATGGTAAGGAGGGACAGTACGTAACCAAACAGATTAAGAAGCGCCTGACGACCAAGCAGTACCTGATCGTGGCCCGAGGCGCGGCCAAGTCTATGTATGCCGCCTGCATCCAGGCCTACTTCCTTAACGTAGACACCCAAACCACTCATCAGATCACCACTGCCCCAACCATGAAGCAGGCCGAAGAGGTCATGTCCCCCATCAGGACCGCCATCACCAGGTCCAGGGGCCCTCTCTTCACCTTCCTTACAGAGGGCTCCCTACAGAATACCACCGGTAGCAGGGCTCACCGGGTCAAACTGGCCTCTACCAAAAAGGGTATTGAGAACTTCTTGACCGGCTCTATGCTTGAAATTCGACCAATGTCGATCAACAAGCTTCAGGGTCTTCGACCAAAAGTCTCTACTGTTGACGAATGGTTGTCTGGAGACATCAGAGAAGATGTAGTTGGAGCCATTGAACAGGGTGCTTCGAAGCTTGACGACTTTTTGATTGTTGCAATCAGCTCAGAAGGAACTGTCAGAAACGGTTCTGGAGATACCATCAAAATGGAACTAGCTTCTATTCTCAAGGGTGAGTACGAAGCGCCGCACATTTCGATTTTTCACTACAAATTGGACGATCTTGAAGAAGTTGGGGATCCTTCAACCTGGATCAAAGCAAATCCGAATCTTGGGTTGACGGTTACGTATGACGTTTACCATTTGGACGTGGAAAGAGCCGAAAAAGCGCCTGCTTCACGGAATGACATCCTTGCAAAGCGGTTTGGTATCCCAATGGAGGGTTTTACCTACTTCTTTACATACGAAGAGACGCTTCCGCACCGTCGCAGAAGCTTTGATGGAATGCCTTGCTCCCTTGGGGCGGACCTTTCTCAAGGCGATGACTTCTGTGCTTTTACTTTTATGTTCCCTCTTGGGAACGGATCTTTTGGGATCAAAACTCGAAGTTACATCACTTCTTTGACGCTGAACAAGCTACCTGGAGCCATGCGGCACAAGTACGAAGAGTTTAGAAACGAAGGAAGTTTGCACGTTCTTGAAGGAACTGTGCTTGATATGATGGAAGTTTACGAAGATCTCGATGATTTCATCTTGTCTTGTGAATACGACGTTCGTTGTCTCGGTTTCGACCCCTACAACGCCAAAGAATTCGTTACAAGATGGGAAGCAGAAAACGGACCTTACGGAATTGAGAAAGTAATCCAAGGCGCAAAGACCGAATCGGTCCCTCTTGGAGAATTGAAGATTCTTAGCGAGGAACGTAAGCTAATTTTCGATCAGGACCTCATGACATTTGCCATGGGCAATGCAATCACCCTTGAAGATACCAACGGAAACCGTAAACTTCTAAAGAAGCGTGCGGAAGACAAGATAGATAACGTGTCGGCCATGATGGACGCCTACGTTGCTTACAAAGCTAATAAGGAGGCATTCGTATGAGTCAGTCACGACGTCTTGAAGGAGGTGAAACCCTTTGGCAGTTCTAAGTAAGGTCAAGCGAGCCTGGAACGCGTTTGTTTCGGCTGATCAGAACAAGATCGAGCAGACATATTCTCTGGGCACAAGCACTTCCGTTAACCCGATGCAGAATCGGCCATTGTTCTTCAACGAAAAGTCCATGCTTTCGTCTGTTCTTAACCGCATGAGCATTGACGTGGCTGGCGTAGCCATTCGTCATATTGTTGAGGACGAATTTGGTCGGTACAAAGACGACGTCAAAAGTCCCTTGAACGACTGTCTTACACGAGAGCCAAACATTGACCAGGGACCAAGAGCTTTTAGGCAAGATATTGCAGAAACACTCTTTGATCACGGCGTTGCGGCTATTGTGCCGGTTGACATTGTCATGGATCCAAAGGTTCCTGGACGCTTCGATATCCTAAGCCTTCGTGTCGGGGTTATCAAAGAGTGGTTCCCCAAGCACGTTAAGGTTAGCGTATACAACGAAGAAAAGGGCCTTCGACAAGAGATCATTCTCGAAAAGAGTATGGTTGCTGTTGTCGAAAACCCACTTTATCGAGTGATGAACGAACCAAGCGGAACTCTTCAGCGGCTCACTCGGAAGCTTCAGCTTCTGGACGTTGTCGATGAGCAGTCAAGCTCTGGTAAATTGGACCTCATCATTCAGCTCCCTTACACCATCAAGTCTGAGGCTCGTCGTAAGCAAGCCGAACAGCGGCGCGAAGACATCGAGTTTCAGCTAAAGGGCAGCCAGTACGGCATTGCCTACACGGATGGTACAGAAAAGATTACGCAGTTGAATCGTCCTGCTGAGAACAACCTTCTCAAGCAGGTGGAGTATCTCACTGATCTCCTTTACAGTCAGCTGGGTATTACTGCAGATGTCATGAATGGCACTGCAGAAGAAAAGACTATGGTTAACTATTATAGTCGCACCATTGAGCCAATCCTTGACTCTATCGTGGAAGCCATGCAGCGCACGTTTGTTCCAAAGAGGACCAAGCAGCGTATTGGCTACTTCCGAGATCCATTCAAGCTTGTGCCTCTTGCTGACATTGCCGAAATTGCCGACAAGTTCTCCAGGAATGAGATTCTTTCCGCAAACGAGATTCGTGGCTTCATGGGCATTTCTCCTGCGCAAGATCCAAAGGCTGATCAGCTAATGAACAGCAACATGCCACAGCCAAACGCTTCTTCCGGAGAGCCAGCAGAGCCTGCTGCGCCGACTGGACCAAGTATGGAAGACATGGATGCTTTGATGGAAGAAGTCTTCAGTGGTCTTTCCTCGGACATTGAGGCGCTAGTCAAAGGCGCCGAATAATGGATCCGATCGAAGAGTTGATTGACGACATTCTCCACGCTCGTCGGGACTATGATCCTGTAAAGGCTCGAGAGTATTATCTTCGGACCAGAGAGCTTAAGGGGCGCCGATCCGCAAGCGGGTTAACAGTCAACCGCGGCGTTAAGGGTCGGTCCAAAGCGCAACGAGAGCAAGACAAAGCAGCTAGCGACGCCAAGAAGCAACAGTGGGCCTATGTCAAAGATCAGGTAAAGACTGAACGAAAGGAGTCCCTAGACTCAGCCCGAGAGGGCAATAAGGTTCAGATCAAAGCCCTCCGAGACAAAGCCTCAGCCCGCCGGGAAGAGATCCGAGAGCGCCTCAAGCAGGTCATCACCAGACTCACCGAGGAGCGTAAAGCGGACCTCTCTACCCTCAAAGACCGGGTTGACGCCCAGATAGCCGCCGTGCCCCCCGTACCAAAGGGGGTAAGTAAAGAACGACGAGCTGAACTCTCTGCCGAACGAGCGGAGAAGATTGCTAAGATTCGTGGTGAGGCTAAAGAAAAACGGGCAGACGTTTCTGAAGATACTAAGGAAGCAAAAACTGGCGAAAGAGATGCAGCTAAAAGTAGTAGAGAGAAAGTTGGTACTGAGCTTAAGGCTAGTATTGAAACTGCTCGAGAAAACTACAATAAGCTTAAAGAAGAGCTCAAAGCAAAGTATGAAGCTGAGTATCAGAAAGAATACGATGCCATTAAGAACAGTTAACTAAACTTCGAAAGGAAGCAGTCAAAATGGAAGCAGATTTTAGCGGCTGGGCCACTAAGTCAGGGCTCCTTTGCAGCGATGGTCGTACGATCATGCCTGGTGCGTTTAAGGACCAGGATCAGGTAAAGGTTCCTCTGGTGTGG